ATTCCATATCTTTCTTTTGAAAAATGTAATGTTTCTCCAAATCTACTACTTAAAATCAATCTATCCGTATTAATTACTATTTGATCCCCTTTTAAATTTTCTGCGTCAAAATTATATGCAGTAGAACCATTTGGGGAAAATAATGGTTGTTCTTCTTTTCCTTGTTGAAATATAGATTTATAACAAGTTGTTCTCCATTTTGATTTTGTTAATCCTGATGTAATGTAAATTGAACTTCCGTCATGATTTATGTCTTCTTCAATTAACCCACCAACATTTTTCTGTGAATCTGTAATCGCAGGAATTGCTGGGAGTTTAGGATGAACTAATATAGGTTTATCCAATGACAATTTTCTTTGTCTATTTCTGATTAAAACCATTGGATTTCCACATCCTTCATTGGACGCATTTACCGTAGGGTCACCTTTATAATCAGAATAAAAACCCTTGTCATTCTCTCTTATATTATCATATGTTGAAAAACGAATTGATTGTCCATGACGACTTTCAAAAACGGTATCACCTTCATATCTTTTTAATTTTCTAATTTTTGAATTTGATAAGAAATATGAACCAAGTACTCCTTTTACTTGATTATTTGCAATCCTTTTGTGTGCATTTAAAGATTTCGGTCCATCCACGGCTTCTGTTTTTATATCATCGTCAGATACTAAATCTTTATTTCCAGTATTGTTTCCATAAAAAGATTCTAATCTAAAATTAGATTCTTGATTTACAAATCCATTTAGATTTAATTTTCTAGTGTAAAATAACTTATCTAAATATTTTACAATAATTACAACTTCATTTAATAATGGATATTCAACTATTCCTGTGGACTCCATTGGAAATGCCCATGATAATTTTTCTTTTTCCAATCCTTGTTGTGAAAAACACAATCTTACTTTACACGCACCAATATAAGTATAATCTATATCTTTATTTGTAGGTTCATCACCTTTATAGTTTTGAGGAATATTTCTGGAATCTACTAAATGTCTTTTATTTACTATTTCAGGATGAGTTTCATCCAAAATTACATCCAATACAATTGCCGGTTCCAATTCATAAAATTCATTTGATGGAGCAGCATTTGATTGATTTCCAACAGATAATCCAATATTGTTTAACTGTCCATAACTAACAGGAGAAGATTTTATATTAAAATATGACATATTATTTCTTTATTTCAATTGGAATGTTCATTGTATCTGTAATCTTCCCCACTTCAGCCATTAGTTGTTGTCTTTCTTCTTCGGATAATCCACCAACCTCTTCTGTACCTTTATTATCACTGCTAATCAATCTTTGTACTATAGCAGCTAATTTAACCAGTTGTTCATCGTTCCTCACACTTACATCTAAGTAGTCTTTTATAAGAGGAACGATGACAATAGCATCGTTCGGTGTTTTAATCATACTTCTTAAATCAGATACCAAAATATCAATTTGATCTTTTTTCTGTTCAGAATTGATTACAACGTCTTTAAGTAAGTTTGAATATTTCTTACCTTTATACAATTCAAAATCTAAATCCATACCTATAAATAGATATAGATTTGAATAATTACACTATCAATTTAATTTACCTCTGTCTAAATAAGACTGAGCAATTACCCTTTGATAACTTTTCATCTTATTTATTACTTTAGTAATTTGTTGTGTCTTACAAGATGATATTTCTCTAATGTACAGATACAACGCTTTTTTATTAAACGCATCAATTCTATTACAATTTCTGAATAATTCTATCACTGCATTCGCAATATTTAGATCTCTTTGTTTTGTAAATATACGACCAACATTTCTCTCCCAGTAATCTACCATTAATTTAAGAAATTCATCTGTTTCTACATCTTTATAATGTGAATCGACAGTTTGTAAACATACGGATGATTCACCTGGAGTATCCGCAATGTTTACATGTTGATTATATTTTTTGTAATTACCGTTGTTATGAAAAATAAGATAATTTTTGGCAACTATACTAAAATAACTAAATGCTTTACCTTTACCTTCTTCAAATTTATTCATATTAGAAACCAAATGTGCCACAGTTTCTTTTTGAATTTCAATTGGACTATTGTCAAAATATGTAAATTTAAATGTATTAAAAACATTTTCTACTAATTTGTCAAATGCGTGTTTAATATAAGTTTCATAAAGATGATTTCTAATGTCTTGATTATCTTCTTTGTTGTATTTAATAATATACATTTCTGTATCTTTAGTAAAATACATCTTTTCTGCGGATTTCTTTTTTTGTTCGGATTCTACTGAAGATTCTTCAACTATAATTTTAGGTATTGTTTTCCTAATATTTTTTTCTTGTACCAATGGTACATCTTTTTTCTTTTTATCGACTTTGTTTATAACCATTTTATTTTTTTGTTTAGTTGATTTTGTGGATACTTCTTTACCGAGATGTTTTACAACTTTTTTATCAACATCTATTTTTTTAAAAACTTTTATTTTTTTCTTGGAATTTTTCATTTGGATTTTTCCTTGATAAGTTCAATTAATTTCACGATTTCAGAAAAAACAAAACCAACATCATCGTCTTTTTCAAAAATGTTTTTATCGTCAATTTCTTTTAATTTACGATATGTGTTTTCGACCAAAGTTTTATACTGAATAGACCAATTTTGCATTGTTTCTATTACATCCAATAAATCATTTATTTTAATAAAAAAATAAAAGTTTGCGCATATTGAAACCGTCAATACTACTGTGAGTATTATTATTAGTGTTAACATAAATCAATCATAATCTGATACATCTCCATTATCAAGATATTCTTCCATAAATGATATTGCTTCATTTACCAACTCCCAATCTTGAGTCTTTTCCGATTCTTTGAGAATATCCAACACTTCTTTTATATCAAATTCGTCCATAATATTTTAATAGTAAACTGATAATTAAATATATCATAAAAATTTGTAAAACCAAACAATTATTACTATTATAGTAATTTTAATTTAAAAACTAAAGTTATTAGGCTTATAACTGTTATCAACCACTACTTCTTTTATTACTTCTTTGTCAACAAACACTTCTCTAATCACTTCTTTTTCTACAGGTACTTCTCTAATAATTTCTTTTATTATTTGTTCATCTTTAACTTCTTGTGTAGCTTCTTCTTTTGCTTGTTCAACTATTTCTTCTACAGTTGGTTCTTTTTCTGGAGTTTCTTCTATTTTAACAATAGGTTTTACATAAATTACATCTCCTAACGTTGTATTATAAGCTAATAATAAACAAATTGCAAGTGGATCAAATACTGATATAAGACAAATAATAAACCATTTTACTACTTTATTAATATCTACACCAAATTCATCTGCGACGAATTTAAATGTTTGTAAATCTTTTTGACCTCCACTTTTTATTTTGATGTCCGATATTTGTTTGTCTAATTTTTGTATTTCGTCAACAGTAGATTGAATTTTATTATTTTCTACATCCATATCTTGTTCACTCTTATCAATAAATTCTTTTGTGGATTGTTGTATTTGGGATAATTGAATTGGATTACGACTAATAATAACATTTGTTATACTTTCATTTAATCTATTTTCTTGACTTGTTCTTAATTTAGTAATGTTTTCTATTCTCTTTTTTGCATCATTTATCTTATCAACATACATTTTTTTCTGATCTTGTATGTAAACAATTTTTTCTTCACTTAATTTATTTTCAATTGAAGACTGTTGATATGCAGATGTTAAATAACCAAAAATACCAAGAGATGTAATAAACATTAATGATACAACTGCTAAAATAAGATAGGTTTTCAATAACATTTGTGATTTTTTCCAGTATCTATATAAAAATGTAGTGGCTACTAATTTACCAATTTCAAGTGAACTAGCCATAATCATAGATGCTATAGCCGACCCACTAAACAACATACCAATACCAATTATACTGAAAAAAGCAGCACAACTCGCTATAAATAACGATGATAATCCTACTATTCTTTCAAATGTAAATTGAGTTTTCATACAGTATATATAGTCAAAAAAGAAGAAACCCTCTACTGTTTATAACAATAGAGGGTATATAATAAATATATAACTAATTACTTAATCGTTACTTTTCTTACGTCTGGGACTGCATGTTTTACCTTATTTAAAGTAATTAAAAGAATACCGTTTTCAAATGTAGCAGATACAGTATCTTTTTCAATATTATCTCCTAAAGTAAATGATCTACGGAAACTAGAACGTTTTAATTCTCTTCTGATATATTTTCCATTTTGAGCATCTGTTACATTTTTGCTTTTACCGCCACTTACAGTAAGTACATTTTGTTCCACTTCAACATTTACATCTTGTTTACTTAAACCTGGAACTTCAGCTTCTATAACTACTGTATCATTGTAATCAATAACATCTACTCTTGGATATGAACCTTTTTCAAAAAAGTCTACACCAAATTCTTGGCTAAAATTGGGGGAATTTGCTTTGAAAAATTCATCAAAAATTTGATCAAATGGAGTTAAAAACTCATCACGATGAATTGTACGAAATAACGGATTATTTTGATATTTTACTACTGACATATATATTTTCCTTTCTTAAATAGTCTATTTAGACCCATTTTCATGCATTCTTTTTGGGACATGCAAGGACAATCGTTTTGATTATCTAATGTATATATATCAATTAATTAAGAAAAATTCAAAAATTTATTCAATTGGATTAGGCGGAAATAAATTATTTTGTGTATATTCACTTATATAACGATCATTAAATCTAATACCCGCATACATTTCGTAATCTGCAATTGTTCTGACATCACCGAAATTATAAACTGAATCTATTAAATTTTCAAATCCATCCATACCAAATAATTTTTTGTGTCTATTTGTAGAATCGTTGTCCAATTTACTCCAATCACTTCCTTCTATAATATGATCATCCCAATGTTTTGGCCTTTTTTCTCTTGTATAATAATGCCATGCAACAATTTTATTTGGATGGTATAAATCATATCCATAGGTGTATGCTCTTACACCAATATTAGTTTCTTCGCCGTAAAAATAATAACTTGGATCGTGTTGTACCAATTTACAAAATTCACCGTCTGTAAAAGCAAAATGTCCGCTATAAAATCTTGACGGTATTGGATTATCATATGTTTCAGTTAATGGTTCCGGAATAAAAAACATTGGACCGTCTTCCATAAACTTTTCCAGATTCATTTTCCAAACTTCTTGTAAAAATTCTTCTTTATCCGGATTATAATGAGGCAAATAACCCGTAATCAATGGCTTTTCACTTCCCATTTCTTTACATTGATTATACATTTCAATCAATTGTTTATCCCAATTTTGTACAAATCTATGATGTGAATCCAATTGAAGTGTATATTCTTCACCATTATAGTGTTGTTGAATTAAATTTCTAGCCCAACATACACCTTTACTTTCAACATATGGAATATCAAGATATTCAATTAAATGTTTGATTGGTTCCAATGTTTCATTGTCATCGTGTTGCCACGCAACTACAATTCTTAATGATTCTGGATTTTTAGCTTTATCAACCAAATCCAAAACTGTAGGAATTAATTCAGGATCTCTATAACTCGCAATTTGAACAAATATCATATAACTTATTTTATGCTAAACTTGCGGACCTCAATGTACCATTCGCACTTCTAGCAAATAAATACATAGCACCTTTATCTTCTATTACTGCAAAACTCCCAGGTACAAGTGAACTTGTATACGCAAAATTTGAACTGCTAATTACATTATATCCTGTAGAATATACTTGTCCACTACTACTTACACAAAATGTTGTATTTAAAGTTGAACCACTTCCATAAGTTACTTCAATTGCTTTTCTAATATGATTTGTTTGTGGATTTGACGCACTGCTTCCACTAAATACTTGAATTTTAAATCTGGATTCTGTATTTTGATTTGCAATATCTACACCGATATTAAATGTACCATCTCTTGATAACGATTGAGCGCCAGGTAGTGGCCAGTAATATAATCCATTAGATCTTGTAGACAATACATAAGTTGTTGATGTCGTTTCACCTGTAACTTGTTTTGAAAAAAACTGTGTAGATGCACTAATACTAGTTAAATCTAATCTTCCTCTAATATCGTAGGAATTTCCCGGAGCAGCATTAGCACCATCCGCACTTACTATCATTGTCCACCCATCTTGTGATGCGGATTGAGCACTTTGCAACATTAAACTACTATTGTATTCAGCTCTTACTGCTACATACCCTAAACCAGAACCAGTAACAAATAACGCAGGAGTTGATTTTTGTACTTTTAAATCACGGGTAGATGTAAAATAAAGGATACCACCACTAATGTCAGAATAAAAATCAGTTGTAGATCCTAAAGTTTTATTTCCTGTCCAAATTGGAATATAATTAGCTATTCCTGTACCGGATAAATCACCTGTATTAGAATTTAAAGAATAACTAGCAGTTACTGATCTAGAAGAACTTAATGCGTAACTGCTACTATTGGAAAAATTTGAATATGATGAACTAATAGATATACTAGAACTAATTGCCAAACTACTTGTTCCTACAAATTGAGGAGATGTACCTGTACCTGTAATTCTACCAATTAAAGATCCCGTAAAACTTCCTGTTGAAAATAAATTTTGTAACTGCGTCAAACTAGCTCTATATGTCTTTATAGAACTGCTTTGATCAATAGGAAAAAAATCACTGCCTGTTAAACTGGCAATAGGATCTAATTGACTGATTTTTATACTTGTTGTTGGCATAGTCTACAATATATGATGCTAATATATATCATATAAACAAACTATTATTTCAAATTATTAATTATTCTATATCCTATACTTATCCGATTGGTATTTGAATAAACGCAATGCCAAAAAAGTTCTTCTATTTTATTGGAAATAATAAAATATCTTAAGGTCCATCCAATATTATCATTATCAATTATTATTTTATTTGAAGTTGGATTACGGTACTTAAAATAAGAATCTCCATTTTCAGAATAAGTCATATAACACCGCAAATATGGAGTATCAGCATTTGTATGCCATCCCATATATCCATTTTTGGGATATAAAAAATTACCTGATAAAAGAATAGAACTAGTCGGAAATTTTTTTTGTAAAAAATATACAAATTTTGAATTATATTTCTGTATTAATTTTCGATCAAGATAAATTAATTTTTTATTTTCATTTGCTTTTTGCAAATTTTCAAATTCTTTTGATTTTTTAATTAAATCAAATAATATATCATCTGAACAATGATGTTCATTATTAGGATGTGTTAATATATCATTATTTATTTTTGTTGTTTTAAATTCGTTTATAAATTCATCTAAAAAATCACATTCAATGTTACTACGAATTACTTCTGACATATACAAATTATATCATTTCTTTATAAGAAAGTAAAATTGGGGGTAAAATATGATTTAAATCTACTAAATTAAAACAACTAGACATAGAATTTGAAACTTGAATTGGTAAATCTCTAAGTTGTTGTTTTACATTATCAATTTTTAATAATTTATCTTGGTTTACCATAAATCTAAACTGTTCCGCATCTAACTCTTTTAATGCTTCATTTCTTCTATTTCTAATATAACCTAATACAATTTGTTTTGCAACTTCCATATTAATTAAAATATTTTTATTTTCAAAATCAAAAACATATGCACTTAAAAAATTTAAATTTGGATCGGATTTTTTAACAAAATCATGTATTTCATCTAATATAATTGCATTATTGTTGTTTATTGCTTCAATCAATTGTTCGTGTGGTGTAATAAAAACCGTATAACAAGGTTCACTATTTCTATTTATCCAATATGCATGTTTATAATTTATCATATTTTTATTTGAATACTACAAATGAAGTATAATCTGGAAATATACTAGTATTAAACCAATAATCATCACCATCACCAGCTGAACCCGCATACCAACCTACAACTGATGTTATTCTAAATCCAGCAGAAGTTCTAGAGCTCACTATTGATGTGCCTATATCAGCAAAATGTTTATATGGAGATGAATATACATCCGCAGGATTATTCCAACTGCAATATGCTAATACGGTATAATTTGCACTACCAACAGGTGTGCTAAAAACTACATCAGCATATCTGCTAATATTATATGCAGCAACTGTTGGTTGTGTTCCATATAGTGTTATGGAACTTACATTATAACTAGTAAGAGGTGTGACTACTCCTGCAACAGTTGCAGTCCACGATGCATGTGAAAATGCAAAAGGAGAACCACCACTATCTAAATAACTTGCCGTTATAGAATATTTTGAATGACTTGATGATAAAGCATAACTTGATGATATTGCATTGGAAGATGAAATTGCAAAACTTGAAGTACCATAATATCCAACCGCATTGGTAATACTAGAACTAAAATTTGTGGAAGATACATTACCAACTACTATTAGTTTGTTATTATTAGTCGTATCCCACAAAAGATTTGAATTTCCTCCAAATGTTCCAGCATTAGAATTAAATTGAACATTTCCAGTGTCACCACCGGGAGATGTTAATGTACTTATTGCAGATATTTTTAAAACGTTATTATCACCCGTGTCTAAAGCAATGCTTATATTATTACCAGCCCCAATTTGTTTGAATCTTAAGTCTACTCCTACTTTATTTGATACCAATCCATATCCATATGAACCAGTATCTGATGCAGTATTGGCTTCTCCTGTTCCACCCGTCACTGAATCTGCAACTAAAGCATTAGTTGCCCAACTACTGGTGCCTGTTAAATTGCCTTTAAAACTACCAGTAAATGAACCTGTAAAACTGCCAGTATAATTACCACTAAAAATAGATGCGGACTTTGCATTAAATGCATAGTCCGCAATATCTATTGCAGTAATTTTTTTAGTTTCTTGCGCCGCAATATCTGTAATAAACAACAAGTCATTTGATTGAACTTGTGAATCAGTATAAGCAGCTAAATCAGTAATTTTCTTACTATTGGACATATATCTTTAATAGATATATATATCATTGTGGTTTAACATTTTTTAATTTTTTAACGATATATTTTACTAAACCACTTCTAACAATGTCTTCTTCAGTAAATTTAAATGTATAAATACCATTTTCTTTACTTTCCACATCATCAAAAGCATTCATTATCTTCATAAAACCACTTTTACCGTTAATATCACTTTGATCTGGATCACCCAATATAAACACTTTACTGAATTCACCTACTCTTGTAATCAATGTAGTTATTTCTTTAACAGTCATATTTTGTGCTTCATCAGCAACAATACATTTAGCATTCCAGTTCAATCCTCTTAAAAATCCAAGGGGAATACTATCCAAACGATTTTCTTTTTGTAAAGTTTCAATATCTCTGTTTGGTAGTAATTCTGCTAATTTTTCCAATAATGGTTGAATATAAGGTGCCATCTTTTCATCCGCTTCACCAGGTAAAAACCCAATTTTACTATCCGCACTTTCAACCGCACTTCTAATGTAAAGCAAATCACTTACCTTTTTTTGATTCAATAATTTTAAAGCACTATATATGGTAATATAAGTTTTACTTGTACCAGCCGGACCACTAACAAATACCATTTTGGTATCTTTATTTAAAGCTATATTTACAAATTCTTTTTGTTTTTCTGTCAATTCTCTTTCAAATATTGACAATTCATGTTTTAATTTTGATTTTTGATATACAATCGGACTAGTATCTTGTTTGGGTTCATTACTATGATATTCAATATTATTTTTAATGTTTGAATTATCACTTTTGCTTTTTTGAAGGTTTTTCTTTTTTTTCATGAGTAATTTTATCTAAGATTGAATTCAATTTACTTTCAACAGATTTAACCCGTATACATAACTCATATTGTTCCTTTTCAATATAATAACTGTAAACATTATCCAAATTTTCTTTAAATTGATTGGTTGGTAATGTTACAACAAAGTCAGAATTCTTAAAACTAAATATTTCAACAAAACTTAACTTTTTATCAATTGCATATTCAATTGACGCAACTATGTGTTCCATCAATTGAATTTTATTGACTTCAATAAACTTATTCATTTCATTGAAATTCGAAGGTAACGTATATAATTTATGTTTGGATGCTTTTGGCATACAGATATAAATATCAAAAAGATTGTTACAAAAAACAAAAAACGCTATTAAATTTATTTTAATAGCGTTACATCAATTTACTATTTTAGTGCTTTACAATACTTTATGTCTTGTTTCGTTATACTCAACTAACTCAATTCTAGTACCATCAGGCCACTTTTTGATAATGCCATTCCAATGATCAAATTCAGTCTTTGCATCATTTTTATTAACATACACCAACTCACTAACTCGCAGCCCATTTCGTGTAATTACATAAAACTTTTCTTCTGTAATTACAAGACTATCCACACTATTTTCTTTTTTATCAGTCTTTTTAGACATATTAACTATATAGTTTAATTGTTATTATTTGGTTTTATTTACAAATTTATGATAACCAATCATAAATTAAATCACTCGTCATCACCTTCAATGTCTTTGGATGACGCTAACGGAATCGTACTTGTTTCTTCAACAATCGCTTTAATTTCACTTTCAATTTCCCGCATCTTATCCTTATAACCCGCAGCTACATCCTTAAAATCTTTCTTTACAAAGATTAACTTTTCCGTCAACGCATACACTTTCTTTTCTGCTTCTTGTTTTGTCATATACTATTTTTTACTATTTGTTTTTGTTTATCACCTAAATTGGTGGACATAAAGGGAGTCGAACCCTTGTCTTTAAGACCTTATCATAATTAGACTACGTGTGTATACATTTTTTAGTTGTTAAAAACAATTATATTAAATATCAAAACTAATTGTTCTAAAGATTTACAAAATACTCAATCAACAACGCAAATCAAATTGTTGATATAGCCTGATATTTTACACCCAATATAATTATCAGACATCATTATATTGAATGCACAACCTTAAGCTGCCAATGCTACTGCTTCACGGGAGGTGAAGTTATAGCTAATTACATTATCTTCTGCAGTTAATGTTTTGATAGAAATTTTAAGAGGCCAACTATCATCCTCTACACGCCTAACTAATCAATTATCTTAAATCGATACCAGTATATGCCCATAAATTCTCAAAGATCAAAAAATTCTTTATAAGATATTGTTTCATCCAACCCAAGTTCTCGTCTCATATTAACAAATAACTCTTTGCCTCTTTCAACTGAAACCGGTTGTTTTAACTCTTCTCTTTTAATATCTTTAATAGTATTCTGTATTTCACCACGAATTCTATTAGATTCGTGTGGATTATTACTATCATCTGCTTTATCCAAAGCATCTTGTAATTCTTTTAACTTATTTTTTAAGTCGTTCAATTTCTTCATTCTTATAAATATATAAGAAATATTCTAAAAGTGGAGCGGGTAGAGGGAATCGAACCCTCACATCAACCTTGGCAAGGTCGAAGGCTACCACTACATCATACCCGCTCTCTGAATATTAATATATATCGGATTTTTTAGAAATATAATTTTTTAATTCACAAATTACATTTTCT